CTGTCATATTCGCCATGAACCTGATTTTCTTTATGGTCGCTCTCTTTGGTTAGCTTCTTTAGATGCTTGGGCTGATGTTAAACAGGCTTTTGATAATTTGATTAGGGCATCTAATGACTTAGGGGTTTCTCCAACTCTTCATATTATGCCAGGTATTTCTACCGAGCAAGAAAAAATTTATGAACGAGAATTAGAAATCCGTAGAAAAAGCGGAATAATATCCGACCATATTCTCAGCTATCCTGGGCAAGATATTCGTAAAATGGCTAATTTTAACTCTGATTTAACAGGGTTAATTGATACTCTTTTGCAATGCCGGTACAAGCTAATTATCCCTGGATTCCCGACCTATTTCTTCCCAGGATTAGAATCAAAAGGGGGAACTAAAGAGTTATCCCGGTCGCCTGATCGTCGCTATTCTAGGATGAGATACGGATGGTGTCAGCTTCTTAGCGGTGCAATTAAACAGGTAATTGATACAGAAATCATTCTCAGGAAAGGGTTGGATTTTTATGCCGAAAATGCTAGAAATAAATATCGGATACTGTGGCCAGAATGGAGTGAATCTATAGATGGTCTATCAGGAGGGGAGGTTGAAGACACTGACTCTGATTTAACCGATAAAGAAACTAATAAACAACCTGTTAAGAAACTAAATATAAATCAAAATGATTAATCAAATTATTCACGGTGATTGTTTTGATGTTTTAAAAAATATTCCTGATGGTTCTATTGACGCTGTAATCACAGATCCGCCTTATAAGTATTTGAAGCACAAACTAGAAACAGACTGGGATGAGAAAATATTTTTTACTGAAGTTTTACGCACTCTCAAAAAAGATAGTTTTCTGATATTTTTTGGAAGAGGTGAATCATGGTTTAGATGGAATTATTTATGTCAAGAATTAGGACTGAAGTTTAAAGAAGAGATTATTTGGGATAAAGTCAGAACCTCAAATCCTTTATGCCAAATGCCCCGCTCTCATGAAAATATAGCTATTTATGTTAATGGAAGTCGTGGTTTAAACAAAGTCAGGATAGACAAAATAGATTATGATTTAATATCAAATCCGAGAGCTATTGTTAATGATTTTAGGAGGATTTTGTCAACTATTAAGCTAATTAATTCATGGGAAGATTTTTTACTATTCAAAGAAGGAAGATTGAATAAAAGTGAAAAAACATACCTTGCTGAAGTTACAATACAAGGTGGTAGAAAAAAATTTGATCCCGGCTCTACAACCTTAAATTCCCACACTGTAGGACGTATAATGCCGTCTATTTTTAGATGCTTAAATGACCATTATGGGTATGTTCACCCCACCCAAAAACCATTATTTCTTATCCAGAAATTAATAGAGTTAATAACCAACCCTAGCGATTTAGTCTTAGACCCTTTTTGTGGTTCTGGCACTACCGCATTAGCTTGTAAAGAACTTGGTAGAAATTATATCTGTATTGAGAAAGAGTTAGAATATTATCGAATAGCTTGTAACAGATTAGACCAACCTATAGAATATTTTCCAGATGAACCGATAGAGGAAATAATAGATAATACTCCATTACAGTTAAAACTGTTTTAAATTTGATAAAATACAGTAAAACCAAGAGATAATTATGACAAATCTAAAAGCTTATTTTGTTTCCGATTCTAATGAATGAAACATTAAAATTAAAGGTAAAAATGTTAGAGATTAAAAACCGTAACCTAAAAGCTAAACTCAATAAATCAGAAAAAACCCAAGAATTAGTTTATGACGGATTAGGAGATAAATAATATGACAGATAAATTCAACCCAGAAGATAAAAACTTACAGCCAATTAGTCAGTTGCTAGGGAGAGCCGAAGTAACAGCCGATGACATCCAAAAAGCTATCGATGACTGGAAAAAGAAACCTCCCGACCCTGAGTTTAAGAATTTATTAGAACCTGAAATAAGTTATGAGTGATTTTTCTTTTAACCCTGGTACTCGACGCTATCGAGACAATCGAACGGGGAGATTCGTCTCTACTGAAAAAGTTAGACAAATCTCTCAACAAACTATTAATGCCCGTACTCAAAAAACAGATAAACTTACCCATGACCTTTTAGAAAAAAAAATAACTGTCAGCGAGTGGGAAGAGAAAATGTCGTTTGAGATTAAAGACTTGACTATTCAGCTTTATCGAGTTGGCAAGCCCGATATGAACGCTTCTGACTATGGCAGAATTGGTCAGATGCTTAGAACACAATACGCACGATTAAGAAAGTTTTCCCGTGATATTATTCTTGGTACTCAATCGGAGGCTCAAATAATCAACCGCTCTAAACAGTACGTTGCCAAGTCTAGGGAAGCTTTTGAAGAGGGAAACAGGAGAGGACACGCTCTAGTCAACAAGTGGGAAAAGAGAATAATTACCAAAAAAGAATCTTGCCAAGAGTGTCTTTTTTATGAAAGTGCCGGTTGGCAGCCTATTGGAACACTCCCCCGACCGACTGAAAGATGTACTTGTCGGGCTAATTGCGGTTGTTACTTTATTTTTTCTAACTCTAGGACACGACCTACCCAGAATATGCTTTCGTTAAACTTTGGCTGGACGAAATAAAAAACGCAGGGTATCAATCCTGCGTTGTTTCCTCAGCTATACACTTTCTATGGAGACAAATATTTTGTATTGAAATTTTATATTTATAGGTTGGGCTGGAGACGACACTATTAATGTACATCAACCAACCATAAACGTCAAGTCTTTAGATAGAATTATTTATATAAGTATTTTTTATTGACATGGAACTAAAACTAACCCGCGCTGAATTAGAGATATTGTTACAGACCCGTCATCCTACCGACGAGGAGATGTTGTTAATCAATCAATTCAAGCCCTACGGACTCGATCCGTGGGAACCATCGGAACTGATGCGATTTGCTTTAATTGCCTCAAATAACTTAATTCACAGTTCTGGCCAGGTATGGGATAAAAATGTTTTAGAAACCATGGTAGCCAGTTATCCCGGATGCGCCTTGATGATCGATCATGAATGGGAAGATCAGACCAAAACTTTTGGGATGATCTATGATTCTTTTATTTATTCCTTGCCTCGTGTAAGCAAAGAAGGGATAGCACGAATCCTCGAAAAATCCCCTAATCCAAGCGAAGATTACCGAATAATCCAAAAAGACGGCTATCATCAGGTCTTAGTCTTTGGATTTACAGAAGCGACTCACCCGATTATTTCAGAAATTTCCTATGGCAGAAAAGCCGATGTTTCAATGGGGGGAGTTTTTTATGGCGAGTCGATTTGTCCTATCTGCGATATTCCTTACAGTGATCCTAAATGTCCCCACTACCCCCCGTATATGGCAGGGCTAGTAGATGAAGAAACGCTAACCTCTTACTATCGCCGTTCTGGAAAAATGGATTCTATCGAATGCAGTTTTGTTACCAGTGGCAATTGTCGCCAAGCAAGATTAATAGATTCCCGTCTCAATACTTTTGTTTTTACCTAAAACAGAAAGTTCTGTAGTACAATTATATTTAATAGTTAGTGATCAGCAATCAGTAATGAATACCCTAAAAGAAATCAAACGGGTTACTCCCGTAGCTATTAAAGATTCAGCAGAAGGAAGTGATACTCCTTCTCAAGAAGAAATCTACACCCTAACTCAAAAAGCCACTTTTCGAGGTGATTTAAAGTCTTCTGGGGGTGGTGTACCAGTTAAAAATTCTGACCTCGAACCTGCTCCCGTTACTGCTACCGCCCCTGCGCCAGCTTTTGATCCCAAAATACTTCAAGAGATTGTACAAAATACCGTGACAGCAACCGTTGAGTCGGTAAAACAAGCGATGGAATTGGAAAAACAATCGGCACTAGAATTCCAAAAGCAACAGTTTGAAACTACAAAAGCTACCCTAGAAGCTTCTCTCAATTCTGCCACGGAAGCTATCCAAGAATCCCACAAAAAAATCGCTCAACTAGAAACTAAAATCACTGAGTCGGAAAAAACGATTAATAATTTTGCTGACTTAGGAAAGCTTTACGGTTCTCAAACACCCGAAAAAATGCAGTTACCTAATTTCAATAAAACTGTCGCTCATGATGCTGACAAAATTACAGGTGCGCTTGACGAAACCTTTGATTTGATTGAAGACATTCAGAAAAATTCTGGTGTAATCTATTCGGCTCCTGTAATGGGCGGTAATCAGACAGTAAACCTGTACGATAAAGTACGATTAGATCGCCATGTTAAAAATAACCGGCAACAGATTGTCAACTCTTTAGATGATTGGGGTCGCAAACAAGGCTGGTTCAGAGGGACTCGTTCGGCTCCTGTAATGGGCGGTCAAGTTTCAAAAAATGCCCCAACGACTGCGGCGGATTTGCCCCCGTTTTTTCTTGACACTTTGTCAGCAATTCTCCGTACAACTCAAATCCCTGGGTTTGCCTTTTGGCAGATTCCTAATTACGCATTAGACTTTACGGCTCGTAATGGAACTGTTATCCGAATTCCTCGATTAAATTACCTAACAAGTTCCCCGTCGGTAAGCGATTATCAACTATCAGGAAAGGGTGAGTATGCTGATCTGACTTCTGAAT